TGGTTTCTGAGCAAGTTCAACCGAAATTAAACGATTAAACTTACTCCATGATACTGCCGCAACTCTATGTGCTTCGCTATTCTGCGCATAACGAAAAAAATTTCCTAGAGTAGTTAAGATACCCGTAAATAAGGATACCATACCAATCGCAACTTGCCCATATTTCTGACCGTTTGGAACGTCACCTACTAGACCTGTTAAACCTACAGACGCAGTTCCAGTGATGGTAGATAGAATAATCACTGGTATGGTTATAAGATTATTCTTATTTGATAACTTCTTCTCTGTTCTATCATGTAACCAGCGATAACACGCAGCGTAATCAGACCATTTTGCTAATAATTTTTCTTGTTCTTCTGTCCAACCGTTCTGAAACTTCTTCACTTTATTATTAGATAAATCTCTTGGTGTATTCTGTCCTGAACTATTCGGAGTAGCCATCTATTTTTTGAAACGTTTTTTATTCTGGGCTAAACCTGTTTCATAAATTTTCTTAGCTGCTTCTTCAGTCAACAATTTTACGTCAAGGCCTGATGGAATCGATACAAATGCTGGTTTCTTACTTTTTGCACTTGTAACTTTCTTCATCATATAAGTTCCATACTGTCCTTTCTTAAATACGAAATCACCTAAACTGTGTAGTGTTTCTGATTTTCCTTTCATTCTTTCAATCACAGTCTCAACAGTATCACCCGCTTTCAAAGTAATATTTGAACCATCATATACGATATATTCTCCAAACTTTCCTTTCTTCCGCACAAGTGGTTTCTCTTCATAGTAACCAAAGATATCAGGTTTTTCTACTTTATTAATAAATTCTTGAACATGTGTATCATTAATACTCTTAAATTCAATATTTTGTGGCCAGCCAATAAACTTCTTATCTTTAATGAGACAAGGTCCATTCCTAGTAATCACTGCTTCATAACCGTCACTTAAAATAATTTTTTTAGAATTAGTAACCTCTTTTTGGGGAACCTTTTTAAGAGTTTCATACTTTTCTTTATAAGAGTTATAAGTATCATTACATACTTTACGCCAATCATCTGAACCAGATTCTACTAAATCAAGTCTGTCTTCCATCTGTTTAGTAAATCCATAGTCAAATAGTTCTTTGAATTCTTTCATACAAAACTCATATACTTGTTTTCCTAGAATAGTTGGAAACATTTTATTCTTTTGTCCTGAAACCTTTTTAGTGATTGATTCTTTTTTACAAGGCCAAATATCTGGCTCTAGATTTAATCGTCTTAATGAAATATCTTTTGATTCTTCTGTCTTAATTTCTACATACTGTTTATCAACAATAGATGAAACGAGTGATGCGAAAGTAGATGGACGACCAATTCCTTTCTTTTCAAGTTCACGAACGAGTGTTGCTTCGTTGTATCGTGTAGGAGGATTATACATCTTCTCTTCTGCTTGTATGGAACTCCATTTAATCTTCTTATTCATGACGAGTTTTTCAGAACTGTTCCAGCCTTGTGTCTCTTCTTCTTCTTTCTCATCTAGATTTGTTTCACTCTGACCAACAATTTTCCATCCTTGAAATGTTGTTCTTTTCCATATAGACTCCCAAATAAATTCACTCGGATCATCATCTATAGACCACCGAATCTTTCTCTCTTCACCTTTCGCGGAAGACATAATACTCTGTAGTGCGCGTTTATAGATTAAAGTATAAATGTTCTTTTCTTGGTTTGTATAATCGTCAGTCATAACTGTAGTATCAAAATGTGTTGGTCTGATGCACTCGTGCGGATGTGCATCTTGTGTTTTCTGCTCACCTTTAGACTTTTTACTAACACCACCAACATACTCGTTCCCATAAGTTTTTTCAACTTGTTTCTTTGCTTCTTCGATTGCTTCTTCAGACATAGTGACTGAATCTGTTCTCATATATGTGATATGTCCTGCTTCATAGAGTTTCTGAGCTATACGCATAGTATTCTTAGGATTTGAACTAAATAGAGCAGATGCTTCTTGTTGTAGTGAAGATGTGATGAGAGGAAGTGGAGGACTATGAATCGTTGGTTTTGTAATTATATCTTTAATAGTGGCATAGTGTAATGTATGTATATTTTCAAAATAGTTTGTAGCATCTTCTTCAGATTCAAGTGAATCAATCATTCTTCCTGAAAAGGAAGTTTTATCAGAATACCATTGACCTTTAATACTCCAATCTGTTTCAGATTTAAATGTTTGAATATCAGTTTCCTTTTCTACTATAAGTCGCAACGCTGGTGTTTGACATCTTCCTGCTGATAGAGATGGTGCCACAAACCGCCATAGTAGTGGAGAAATAGTAAATCCAATCAATAAGTCTAGAACCGCGCGAGCCTGTTGAGAGTTCACTCTATTCATATTAATAGTTTTAGGATTCTGGATTGCTTTTGTGATTGCTGTTTTAGTAATCTCATGAAATACGATTCTTGGATTTGTCGCAACGTTAAGTTTCAAAGCGACCGCTACGGAGTAAGAAATTGCTTCTCCTTCTCTATCATCATCACTCGCTAAGTATACAGTAGTAGCAGACTTTGCTGCTTCTTTTAATTGTGAAATTGTTTTATACTTATCTTTCATAAATTCATAATCCGGTTTGAATCCATCTTCAATATGAAGACCTTTTAAATCTTCTACAAGATGACGAATATGTCCCATAGATGCTAAGACTCTCCATCCATTACCAAGAAATCCTTGTATCTTTGCAGTCTTCGTTGGAGATTCAACAATTACTAAATTCATCGTGCTACTTATATTTGATACTTTTATTATACAATTTTACCAATTTTTTACAGGTTTAAAAAAAGTCTATAAACATTAGTAGTATGGATAAAGAGTGTCAAATAAAAGATGATGAAGAAATTCTTGAAGAAGAGAATAATCGCTTTAATTTTCGTAGATTTAAACCTGAAGAACTAGAAAAAAAGTATTCGCCTTTTGAAAGAACAAAGAAAGAGTTTCCTTTTTTATTTCAAAAGAAACGTGAAGAATCAAAAGAGAATCATAAGATTAGTTTAGAAGATATTATTACAAGAGTTAGAGATTTATCATTTAATTCACCAGAATTAAATTCCATACGTGAGAATATATTAGTTAGTAATTCTCCATCTAGAACGCCTCCTTATCCTCCTTCTCCTATACCAGAATATTCTCTAGGTGAATCAATAATGAGTAATGAATTAAAGGATAAAGATAGAATGAATCTAGATGAAAAATAATATTGCGTATTTAATTAATTCAACTCCAAACTATTATTATATTTTGGAGTTACATTTAGTTCTTTTAAGAAGATATGCGCCTAATTTAAAATGGGAAGTATTTCTGGCAACTGAAGAGCCAGAACATCCAGTATGTAAATTATTGGTGGAAAAATATGATGTAAAACTCTTAGTTCTAGAAAAAGAGAATTCTTCTTTTCTGAATTCAAGAAAACGTAGTCTAGAATTACTACCAGAATATATTACGATGGTGTTACCTATGCAAGAAGATTTTCTACTTGAAAGATTTATTGACGATAAATCAATTGAAGAATCTATAGAAATTTTAAAAAATTATGAGAGTATATTCTGTATAAGATATATGCCTTGCCCTGGCCCTAATGAAAATAATCCGAGTTTTAGCGATACATATAGATATTTTAATTCTAGAAATGATTTTTATATGTTTAGTTTTCAAGCTTCTCTATGGAAAAGAAATGAATGTTTAAAATGGTATTCTGCTATTACTGATATGCTGAAATCTCATAATACTACTAACAGTAAGAAATTAGAAGTTGATATGAATATAGCAGAGAATAATGAAGGACAGAAATTATATAATGAAATATTTAGTAATAAGTTTACGTTAGGTTATAAAAGAGCTCATAAGTATCCAAATGCTGTATACATGAGTCCTTGGCCTTATAGACCCACCGCTATTATAAGAGGTATTCTTCAACCATTTGCTAAAGAACTTATGTCTAGAGAAGGTGTTACTCTTGACATTTAGAATGCATTTCCAGAATTTGCTATATTTACAAAAAGAATATTTCTATCACCTACACTATTGTTAATAGTAAGGTTTGTTCTTTCTAATCCTGTTCTAAATACATCATTACCTACTGTAGTTTTAAGAGAGGCAGTTCCATCAGAAATATAGTGAACTAAACTTAAGTTAAAATTAGAACGAACCGCAAGAGTATCTAATTCAACTTTTATAGGTTGAATAAAACTATTAGAAGTAATACGTGTAGTAAAACTGGAGAAACCATAAGGATAAGCAGAATTCACATTTATATACTGTTGAACACCAGATTGTCTAATAGGCACATTAGAACCAGCAGCATTTACATATACTAGATGACTTGATAATGATAGTAGGTTTTTAATACTAGAATTTCCTTCAGGATAAAGTGCCAAACTAGAAATACTAGATGGTGTTATAACGGGAGAAAATGTGAAATTAGGATAATATTCAATAAACATACGAGAAGAACCATTAGGATTTAAGAATCTTGAAAATGTAGAAAAGTTATACTGAATGGAACTGAACTGCGCTGAACCAGAATTACTTAATGTAGTATTAGTAGCAAGAGTAGAAAACTGGTTTAATCCTGAAATACCGCGATACTGAATAGAAGAATTAATATTTGGATACGTTAAGAAATTAAAGTTCGTGCTTGCTTGATTAGCGTTTATTGTGCTCTGAATTGTGCTACTAAGAGATGGTATACCAATATAAAGAATTGAACTAATCTGATTTGTTGACAAGATCAGTTCTGATGATAAAGCCTCAATATTTAATATATTAGCGGTATTACTTGAGTGTAATAGTTCTTGACCGGGTATAGATAAAGTAGTATATCCAATATTAGTTAATGTGCTTACTGATGTAAATCCAATAGAACCATCTCCAACCGAATATAGAACTAATGATGAAGGATAAGAACTATTATTTGATGTTAAGTATTTCATATTAGTAAGTTGAAGAGTATCTAAGTTTAAAGTTTTCTTAGATGTTGCCATTCTCTTTTTTATGGTGCTATATTTTGAATGGAGAGGTAATACGAAGAAGTTGAATCCATAAATATTTCAACGTTGCTAGTATTAAACCCTACGTTAGTATTTGAAGCATAACTATCAATAAATCTATGATTTAATAAATAAGGGTATGTATAATTATTATTTATAATAGAACCTGGAATATTAATTCGTAGCTTTTGTTGAAATAAGTTAGAACCAGAATTATTCATTGATAAGAATTTAGTCTGTTGTTGTAAGTTAATAGTAGAACCATTATACTGTATGAATGACGATACGTGATATATTTGAGGATTTGAATTTGTATTTATCTGAGGAAAAATAATATTTGGATACACTTCTAAACTTAGATTTGTTGTATTCGTTGTATAAGAAGAAAATCTATCTAACTGTGTATCTAATGTGCTTACATAAATATCATATCCAGAGTTATATCCTGTATATAAGTTATTATTTCCTTTATATTTTATGCTTGAATTAAAGAAACTATTGTAGAAATAGAAGTTAGTAACTGTGCTGATTGTAACATTAATATTAGAACCTCCGAAAACTAACGAACCAGCAGTATTTAGATAGATATTCTGCTTGTTTTCTAATATATCAGCTGTTGTGCTAAATAGAGAATTATTTACAGAAATTATACTTGAGAAGAGTGAAGCAGAACTAACGTATCCTAGCGAACCTAGGTTATTAATGGAACTTACTAATGAAGCCGTGCTAATATAATTAATAGAACCAAGATTTTGTATTATGTTAGTAAGATATGATGTGCTGACATATCCTAAGGTTCCTAGACCAGTTATAGTGCTATAAACAGTAGAACTACTCATATATCCATATGTTCCCAAACCAACCACAGTAGATTGTAATTGTGTTGATGAAATATATCCAATTGAACCAAGATTATTATTGGCATCTGTAACAAGTGAATTAAAAAAGGTTCCATTTATTATAGAGTGTGTAGTGCTAATTAAATTACCAGCTGATATATATCTTACAGGGTCAATAAACCAAGATACAGTACTTGTTAAATTAGGTGTACTTAACGTGCCCGGTAATTGACCTGTAGAAAAAGCTACTATTTGGTTTGATAAACCAGAAATAGTAGATGGTAGATAAGATAAATAATAACTCTGGGAACTAATATTATCTAAGATGTTCTGCCATTGTAAATCACCAAATCCGTCTGTTGATAGTATATAGTTTGTAGAGATTGGGTAGTTTGTAGCTGGATTAATAGCTAATAAACTACGATATATTGTAAGATCCATAATAACTATTAATGCGAAGAGAAATGAAAAAGAATCATTGCTACTATTAAGTAGTAAACCAGATGACTGGAAATGGAGGATTATTACAACTTGTAGCAATGGGTAAACAAGATATATTTTTAACCGGAAATCCACAAATTACATGGTTTAAAATGGTATATCGTCGCTATACTAATTTTGCTGTTGAATCACAAGTGATGTTTTTTGATGGTGACCCAGATTTTGGAAAACGTCTATCTTGTTTAGTACCTCGTAGAGGTGACTTACTAGGACCGTTGGTGCTTGAAGTTAATCTACCTGCTCTTACTTTATCAGATGGAACACCAGTATCTTATGTTAATTCAATCGGTCATGCTTTAATTGATGAGATTTCACTAGAAATTGGTGAGCAAGAGATTGATACACAAACTGGTGAATGGATGGAGATTTGGTCTAACATGACAACGACGAGTATGCAGCGTGATGCTTATAATAATATGATTGGAAAGGTTGATGATTATATTCAACCAAATAATTTTGGTCCTCTAAAATTATATATACCTTTACGTTTCTGGTTCTGTAAAAATCCTGGTCAGTATCTACCATTATTAGCTTTACAGTATCATCCAATCCGTATAAATCTAAAACTAAAACCTTTACAAGAACTCTTTTTCACTCCGTCTTTGGGAAATTCTACATTATGTAATACTCTTTCAGCAACTCCTATTAAAATTACAGATTTACGTCTATATGGTGATTATGTGTATCTTGATGTAGAAGAACGTAGACGTTTTGTAAGTAATACACATGAATATCTGATTGAACAAATTCAATATACTTCTCCAATCTCAATTCCTGTAGGAGCCACATCCTCTACGGTTCGTCTTGAGTTTAATCATCCTATCAGAGAATTACTATGGTTTATTAAACGTTCTCAGATGGATACATATCATGACTACTATAATTTTAGTAGCACAAGCATTCTTGAAAATGGAGTAAGAAAAGATTTAATGGCAGATGCTGTTATACAGTTAGATGGTTATGACAGATTTGACAAACGTGACGCTGGATACTTTCGTCTAGTTCAACCTTACTATCATCATACAACAGTGCCCGCTAATTTATTTATTTATAACTACTGTTTTGCTCTAAGACCTGAAGAACTACAGCCATCTGGTTCTCTAAATGCCAGCCGAATTGATAATTTTGTTTTACAGATGAATTTAGTCCCCGATGCTGTAGGTGGTAATCCTCCTCCACGAGGAAACGCTATAACAAGAGTATATGCTACAAATCATAATGTATTACGTATAGTTAATGGGTTTGGAGGATTATTGTTTACGATTTAAGAGTAATAATTAGGTCATTATGAGTAGTTCATTTCTAAATCCTACAGCAATTATTCCGACTCCTCTTTCTGTACTACAAGCAACAGTCGCAGTTCTTCCTCCATTTCCACTATGGCTCTATAAGTTGTTAGCTGCTTTTCCTATTACAGGACTATTAGGGCTTGACCATTTTGCCATAGGTTCTAACTTTTCTGGATTAATGAAAATATTTATAAATGTTTTTACACTTGGTTCATGGTATGCATTTGATATTGTTCAAGCATACAATAAACCAAATATTGGACAAACTGGATTAGAAGTTCCTTTTTTTAAGTATGGTGAATTTGGAAAAAATAAGATTACTGATGAACCTATGAAAAATATGACAAAGAATACACAAGTATGGCTATATCTACTTATAGCATCACTGTTTTTTGGCGTATACATGTTTAGTAGTTTATTCTTATCAAAATCTAATGAACTTGTTCCAACACTTGTTCGCTACATTAGTCATTTCACATTTTGGGCTGGAGTGGCAATAATAGGTTTTACAGCGATATTCTTTTTTACAACTAAAGGTTCAAGCTTTAGTGCTGTAACAACTGCCACGGCACCTAGGGGTATACTATCAAGTTTATATAGCGCAACTGGTCTTTCTAATCCAGCTCTTCCTAAACCAACTGGCGTATCTTCATTATTAAGTTCTTTGCCTATGGCGCGTAGTTTTATGGGAGGGGGTAAAGATGAAATTGAAGAAATGAAAAATATTATAAGTAGTATTAAACAAGAAGGTGGTGCTAAAAAAGAGAGCTTTCAGCATATATATTTCGGTTTAATTCTATTCTTAATCCCAGTTGTTGGATTTACAATTTATACTTTAAGAAAAACTGATAAAAAGTAATATGAAGTATTTGGAAACTCAAGAAGAATTTGAACAGTTAATTGGCAGAGTTCCATCTATTGAACCATTGCCTCCGCTAACAGTTATCTGGTTTAGCGCAGAATGGTGCGGGCCTTGTAGAAGAATTCAAATTGATAAAATAATGTCAGAGTTTGAAGCAAATTGGTTAAAATGTGATGTTGATAGAAATAATTATACGGCTGGATTTTGTGGAATTCGTTCTATCCCTACCTTTGTGGTAGTTCATAATACAAAGATTATCGGAATAAAAACTTTATCAAATACAAGTGAAATATTAGAATGGTTAAATGGATTGATGATAAAAACTAAATAGTTGTTAGATGTATGATTTTATTATTATAGGTGGAGGGATTGCTGGTTTTTATTCTGGTTTAGAACTAATAAAAAAGAATAAAAATGTTATAATTTGTGAAAAATATAAGAATATTGGAGGACGTATTGATACGTTTCACGAAAAGAATTATAGTTGGGAATCTGGTGCTGGTCGTATTTCATCGCAGCATACGTTGTTGCTAGATTTAATGAAACATTATAAAGAACCACTACATCCTATTTCTCCAGAATTATCATATAAGAAAGATGGTAAATCTTGTATTGAACCAAATTTATTTGAACCTACTCTAAATGTATTCTTTGAACCTTTAAGAAAATTAGATAAAAAAACTCTTGGTAATTCTACATTAAAAGAGTTATGTATTTCAATACATGGGAAAGTGAAAGTAGAAGAGTATTTCAATAGATTTCCTTATGTAGCTGAACTTGAAGTTCTACGAGCAGATTTAGCTTTAGAAACTTTTAAAAAGGGGGCTGAGATGGCTTCTCATAAAGGATATTTTGTTGCAGCAAACGGTTTACATAGTTTAATTGAAAAGATGCAACAAGATTTTGTTAAAAGAGGAGGAACTGTATTTACAAATTATGAGTGTATAGATATTAAAGATATGAAAAGTCATATTGAAACAGAATTTTATACTGGAGACAGAAAACTAAAAGATGAAAGGCTAAAAGTAAAATTACATTCTTCAAAAGTTATTTGCGCAATGACATCTGAAGCACTAAAACAGATTCCATTTTTTAAAAGGTTTGATACACTAGCTCTTTTAAGAATGGAACCTCTTTTAAGAACTTATGCTGTATACGATAAGTGTTGGTTTTCCGAATATAGTAGAGTTGTAACTAGCACACCTATTCGTTATTTTTTACCAATTAGTTACAAAGATGGTAATTCAATCGCAATGGTATCTTATACAGATTCTCATGATACGAATGAATTTAATAAGATTTTAAAAAAATATGGAGAAGAAAGTTTAGGTCGTCATATACAAAATTTATTAAAGGAGTTATTTGGCCCTATCCCTAATTACAAGTTTTTCAAGAGTCATTATTGGAAATATGGAGCGACATATTGGCTTCCTGGAAATTATAATCCAGTAGAAGAATCTAAAAAATCATTAAAACCGTTTGATTCTGAAGTATATCTTGTTGGAGAATCCTTTAGTTTAAAACAAGCCTGGATTGAAGGAGCGTTAGAACAGTGTAATAAATTGTTTGATACTTATAGGTTATGAACTCCCATTTTATAATTGCTCTATTCCATGTTCTATTTATTGCTCCTTTCTTATTATACGTATTTCATAATCGTGCTTCAAATCCCGAATGGATTTATACAACACTTCTTGTATTAGGATTATTTGTTCTGGTATACCATTCTTATAAATCGTTAGTAAAGTTTTTTGCTAAGACACCTAGTTTATGGGTTAACATATACCATATAGTAGGTGTAGCACCATTATTAATATACATTGGATATACTGGGAAAAAAACAGAACGACCTGCTTACGAAGTTCTAGGAATAACAGCGTTCGGTGCTCTTGGTTATCACTTATATAACATGGTAGTTATGTTACAAGTCAATGATCACGATGATTAAAGAATTTCTTGTAACTTCCTATTTAATGTTTCATCATCTATTTGAATACATGACGAGACATGATAATAAAATGCTGTTTGTGACTGAAATGTTTTATTACATCTAGAACAATTATTATCATCCATAATTTTACTTACTTCATGATGAAAATGTTTACGTAGACAATGAATTCTACGATTTGCCTTTGTAACTGATTCAAATTCACAATTATCAAATACGCATTTAAACATCTCAACTTCTTTCTTAGCAGCTTTATGTTTTGATAATTTATGAACTTCTAAAGACGATTTTTGAACAAAATCTTTCTTACAGATATCACATTCAAATGGGAGTTTACCTTCGTGTTTCTTCATATGATAATACATTGTATTTTGATTCTTTTTTACTACTTCGCAGTTAGGACAGACAAAGTGACCATTCTCGTTTCTAATATATTTAGATGCCATTAGTATACAGATTTGTAATGATTATTTTTTTCAATTTTTTAACTTTTTAAAAGTAGATGGTTAAGGAGGAAGTATTGGATGAAAAACATAGAAAATATTACTCTTCCTATATTCCGAATGATTTATTCTGGGGTGTAGGGATTGAAAATGAAACGTATTTAGAAGTTCCAAATCAACCAGAAGTATCTGGAAGTTTTTTTAAGAATCAAAAACGTGAGCGATATAGTGTAAACTACTATGAGGGATATTTAAATGAGTATTTTAACAAGTGTCTAGATACACTTATTAATAAAGATAAAAGTTATAATCTCCC